TATGCAATTATTACTATCATCTATAACAAAAATTTTATTATTATCAATAGGTTCATAACTAAAAAATAATCCTCTACTTTGCGATTCTTCAAATTCAAAAACTATTTTTGATAAATCTTCTATATAGGGTATTGTTATATTTAATGTATTAGTTATATTATTACCTAATGTAATTGCATTTTTTAAATTGTTATATGATGTATTAATACTTCCTAAGCAATAATAATTATTACTATTGTCTAGTAAATAAGTTTTAAATAAAGGGTTATTTTTAAAGACGTCATTGAATTTAAAATTATTAAATATTATATTTTTTTTATAAGGATTATTAAAATTAAAAATAATTAACTTATATTTATTTTTATTTAAATTAAAGTTTTTAGATGAATTATATAAATTAATTGTATTATTAGAAAAATCTAAATCACTGAAATTGGTTGAATGAACTTTAACATTATTAGTTGAAAGTGTTAAATTGTTACCACATATATCATTAGTAATACTTATATTATATGTATCAATGAAACTAGAATCTATAGTGTTTGTGTATAGATAATTTTCAATTTCTATATTATTTGTTGAAATATCTCCAATAATAGAATTATCATGTGTTCCAATAATAGTTTCTATGCTATTACAAGATAATTCTCCTAGTATAGTGTAAATACCCATACTAGTTTCATCTTTAGTTTGTGATATTCTAATAGCAGTATTATCAGATATATCTAATATACTTTTTCTTTCAAGATAAATTTCTTTAGTTATATCTTCTTCAGTATAATCAATAATGTTACCGGAATGATCTTTCTCAGGAAGTTTATCAAAAAAATTATTAATATTATATATTACATTATAATCATCATATATGTTAGTATTATTGTAAGAAATAAATAAGTACTCATTATTATATGGTAAATAAGTAAATTCTATTGTATAGTATGTGTTAGCATATACAATAAAAGAACTATTAATTTTTATAGTTAGTAAATCAAATAAACTACTATCACTATAAATAATTATATTAAAATTTGAACTATTATAAAATGATAATGTAAAATTAGGATAATTTTTTGATCCTCTTAATGCTAAAGGATATTTGTTTTTAAAAGCATTTCTAGGACCATATTTAATGTCAAATATTAAATTATTTAGTTGGTTATTTAATCCACTAATATCATATATACCTTCTTGTAAAGAAGTAGAATATCTATATGTAGTACTAGGAATATCAATTTCCCAAGACCATTTAATATTATAATTAAAATTATTTACATAAAAAAGTTTATCTGTTATTCTAGGATAGTAGGATATTTTATTTGGTAAATTAAGTATTTTTTGTGTTTCTAAAACAATATTAGAAACGTTTGAAGTATCTGTTATATCAGAACTAATATCGTAATAATCGTTATCGTACAATTTGTATATAGGTATTCCATGTAATTTATTATGTATTCTATATTTAATATTATTATTACTAAATCCAAATAGTTTTATATTTTTAATAACGACATTTCTACCAAAATCAAGTTTTATAAATTTTGAAAGAGTTTCAGAAAAAGTAGATTTATTTATATTATAAATATTTCCTTTGCTTAAGTCGAGTACATCTGTATTCTTATAATTTGATACAAATTTAATATTTGATAAATCTCTAATATCTATTAGAGTTTGTTCCATATTTTAATATTAATATTAAAATATGATATATAATATTTAATTAGTAATAATTCTCGGAGCGATGTTCATTGTTATTAGTTCTTGAAACAATAGTTTACATGAATAAGGCAATTTAACCAATTTAAAATCTGTTCTATTTTCACATACCTTACATATGTGTATATTCACATCATTATTAAATGCTGCAATTATTCCACAATTATTGCAAGTATAAACTTCGAATTTATCTGAGGCATCATATATTCTTCCTTTTGTAAATTTCGACGCACCATGAGATATCATGCAATCTCTTTCCATCTCTCCAAATCTCAATCCACCATCTCTTGATCTGCCTTCTGCAGGTTGTCTAGTAAGAGCTACCATAGGTCCTATCGAGCGACTATGTGTTTTGTCTAAAACCATATGTTTCAATCTTTGATAAAAACAAGGACCCATAAATATTGATGTTTCAATTTGTGTACCTGTTATACCATTATATAAAATTTCTTCTCCATTTTTTTCATATCCTAACTTAAGAAGTTCATTAGATATGGTTTTTATATCTAGATTACCAAAACTTGTTCCATCTCCAAATAGTCCTAACTCTAATAATACCTTTCCTAATAGCGTCTCTTTAAGCTGAGCTATAGTCATTCTAGATGGAATAGCGTGTGGATTAATAATAATATCAGGTTTTATTCCATTCCCTGTAAATGGCATATCTTTTTCTGGTATAATATTGCCTATAGTTCCTTTTTGACCATGTCTACTGGAGAATTTATCACCTATCACAGGTTGTCTGACAGTTCTAATACGCACTTTACAAAAACTATATCCATCTCCATTTCTATCTATATAATTTTTATCTATATAACATTGTTCATTTATCCTATAAACTTTACTATCATCATCATATTTAATAACTTTAGTGTGATCATTTCTATTTTCTTTAATTGGAATTACCTTACCAATAATAACATCTCTATTCTCTAGTAGTGTATTCTCAGGTATAACACCATTTGTATTTAATTTATTGTAATTACCAAATTTTGTATTTTTTGTCTTAGATCTATCTGGCTTACACCTTATCTCATCATCGCCATGTAATTTTTTATCTTCATCTTTTTCTGTATGATAAATGGTAGCTTGAAATAATCCTCTATTAATAGAACCTTGATTAAACATTATACTATCTTCCTGATTGTATCCAGTGTTTGTCATAATAGCGACTATAACAGGTATTCCTGAAGGAATTTCATTTAGCTTTATTAAATTCATTATTCTAGTATCTACTAAAGGCCTATGTGGATAATTTAAAACATAACTTGTCTTATCCATTCTATTATCAAAATTTGTAACATAAACTCCCATGGCTTGTTTTCCCATAGCACACTGATAAGTATTTCTTGGAGATTGATTGTGTTCTGGAAAAGGAATGCAAGATGCTAATATGCCGAATATGGTGCTTGGATGTATTTCACAATGTGTATATTTATGTATAAAACCACTATTATTTTTTTTTAAATCTTTGTATTTAAGTGAAATCATAGAAACGTTTTGCTCTTCTGGATCTATATATTCTATGATTGATGTATCTTTGTAAAGTAGATCATCCCATACTAGCTTATTATCATTTATCGAATTAATAATATCGTCATTTAATATTAACTCATTATCTTTAACTCTAAGTAGAGGCCTAACCAATCTACCTGCATCATTACATATCTTAATTTCTTTATCCTTATAATTGAAGATTATAGATGTATAAATATTAATAATACCAGTGTATTTTTTTTCCTTCAAATCCATAAAAAGTTCATAGGGATTATTTGTTATACCTATCCAATTACCGTTAATAAAGACCTTTACTTTACCAAAATAATCTTTATTTTCATTTAAATCTAGTTTAACCAATTTAGGTTCTATTATATCATATAATATACATGATAAACTTGGCATAGTTACATTTGTCATATATGATAAATTTTTAACAACACCAACTGATTGCCCTTCTGGTGTTTCAGCAGGACACAAAAATCCCCAAGTGCTATTATGTAACTTTCTTGGTGGGATTAATTTACCGCTTTTATCAATAGGTGTGTTAATTCTTCTGAGATGACTCAAACTTGAAATGTATGTTAGTCTGTTAAGAACTTGTGCTACACCAACTTTATTAGAACTATTTTGTTTAATTGCAAAATCACCAGTTGATAAAGATCTTTTGATACCATTTTCAATAGTTGTAGATTTAATTATTTTGTATATATTTGTATGATTGATAATATTAAGATAGTCGTCATTAGACTTCCATGAACCAATATTTAATTCTCTGATAGTCTGTTTTATCATATCCTTCACCAATTTATTAAAATAATTTCGATATAAATTATTTAGTAATGAACCAGTTAAATCAATTCTTTTATTTTTATAATCATCTCTATCATCTAAAGATATTTCTCCCAAACTTGCCTTAATTAATCTATTAGCCATGTAACCTAAGAAATATATTTTTTCTACTTTTGTTCTGCAATGAGGAAATAAATCATTTTCTATAACTTCTATCGCAAATTCTTTTTTTTTTTGCTGACCACTATCTTTATCCATATTTATAGGAGTAAACATAACATTATTTGTTATATATTTAATCGCATCATCATAAGTTTTGACGTCATAACCATCTACTATACTACCTGATAAATGATACAATATTTTTTTGTTAGCTATATTATCTATATCTAATACTATTTTTTTACAGATATCTTTATCAGATATTATATTTAATGCTCTGAAAATAACAAACAAAGGTAAAGGTTTTTTAACTCTAGGTATAGATAAGTATATTGTATAATCATTTGTTTTATCAGATATATACATTGCAATTTGTTTAGGTGAAATACATTTGAAACTCGGTATAGATTTTATTTCTGCTATAAATTCCCATTTGCTATTATTTTTAGATATGTTAAATATTTGTATTTTATTTTCTGCAGCTCTTTCTTGCCCTAATACTGTCTTTTCAGAACCATTAATTATAAAATATCCACCAGGATCATATTTACATTCACCTGTTACATTATTATTAATGTGTTTGTAATTGTGGAGTAAACACAATGAAGATTGCAACATAATTGGAATCTTTCCTATATGAACTTTAGGTATTGTGTTATATAATACTTTCTCATTTTCTAAATTGTCACCACTTCTTATAATATATTTAATTTTAATGTCTATAAGTGTAGATGAAGCATATGTAAAATTGCGCAAACGACTTTCATTAGGAAACATAAGTTTAGTAGCACCATTATTTTCATGTATCTGTGGTCTAAGAATACTCAAATTTTCAAAAGAAATATTAATTTCTAGTGAATATTTTTTTACATCTTTGTCATAGTATTGTTCCGATCTTATAACTACCGGATTAAACATATCAATAGTATTTGTCATTTGAGTATTTATAAAGTAATTATAGGATTCAATCTGATGTCTTACTAATCTTTCTAAATATTGTTTATTAAAATATAAATCTATTATATTCCAAGGTGTTTCATCATCATATATACCATCTTCTTGTTTCCTACAATCCATTTATTAATTTATACTAAATCTAATAATCTTTAAATCAATTTATTTTTAAATATAGTCCAAGAATTTTATATCAATATAATATAAATGAACAATGCATTAAACGATGCTTTTGGTCCAATGGATCCTTCTAATTGCGATTTCTTTTTAATAGTTTCGATGATAGGAGCTTTAGTAATGATAATGTCATTAGTATACGGAATTATGAAATATAGCGAAAATAAAAGTATATTAATTATAGTTTTATCTATATTGCAACCATTTGTTTTATATTTTCAAAATAGATTATTATACAATATGTGTATTGGAAGCATTAATTAGTATTTTATAAGTAATAATTTTGTTGTCATATTAATTATATGACAACAAATAAAAAAGAAATTAAAATTAATCCGGCTTTATTCAATTTATCATCTTCTAAAAAGAAAAATAAAACTCAAAAAGCCAAACCAATTAATATTAAGCCAATGAGTATTAAACGGGATCTTATAAAAAGAATAAGAGAAAGAAAGAATTTAGCAAATAGCAATGATGAGTCGTTTAAATCATCTGTAGATTTATTTAAAGAAATTAATGAGAAAAAACAGGAAAAAGATGATCTATTTTCTAAGCCAAAAATAGAATTAAAAACTAATGAGAATATTGAAACTTTTAATTCAAAGTTATTGCCTGATCCACCATATAGTAATATTAAGAATGGGGACAAACCAACCTATAGGGAATGGAAGAATACTACACAAAAAAGACCTCTCCCTTTAGTTTTAACAGAACCTATGAAAGAAAGAAAAATTACTGGAAAAGGTGGAGGGAAAAAATTGTCAAAACATTATACTAAATTAGGTAAAAAAAATAAGACTATATCTGTATTGATAAAAGATCGTGCTACTAGAAAAACAATAGATCAAGAAGTTAATTTGTTAAAAAAGCATGAAATATCTAAAATAAAGGAATATTTAAGAGATCGTGGTTTAATTAAGATTGGTAGTCATGCTCCAGAAAGTGTTTTAAGAGAAACATATGAAAATGCGTTTTTAACCGGGGATGTTATAAATACTAGCAAGGAAAACTTGATACATAATTACATGAATTCTTAAATATCTTAATTAATTATATATGGCGGACACATGGGAGGAACAACATGAATTAATTTTAAAAAATTGGGGGGAAATTGCAGCTTGTTATGGATGGATGCATGATAGAGCCTATAGACATTACAAAGTTAAAAATATGCATTATGCGATTCCTGTTATTATTTTAAGTACATTAACAGGTACTGCTAATTTTGCACAGCAAAATATACCCGAAAGGTATCGTTCAGAAGCTATTATGATTATAGGCGGGTTAAACTTACTTTCTGGATTAATAACAACATTGGCACAATTTTTTAAGGTCAATGAATTACAAGAAACACATAGAAGTTCCAGTGTTATGTTTTCAAAATTTTCAAGATATATTTCTGTTGAATTAAATTTACCGAAGAAAGATAGATGTTCTGATGGTGCGACTTTTGTTGAAAATTGCAGACAAGAGTATAACAGAATGTTAGAACAAAGTCCTTCCATTCCTGATGACATTTTATTGGTTTTTAACAAAAAATACAAACATTCATTAATCAGCAAACCTGTAATATCCCATATAGAAGAAATTAAAATTTTTAAAGACATTAGCACACACGAAATGGAGCGGAAAAAGAAAATACAGCACATCCAATATCTAAAACATCAAGAAACAATGAAAAATATTAAAAATAACAATAGCTTGCTCACCTTTAAATTACCTGGTTCAGTTCGCTCACAAGGATTAGATGATTCGAGTGAAGATGAGATTTTAGAACATCGTTTATCTGATGATCAAATCAATATTGAAATGCAAGAAATTAAAATTAATAAAGATATTGAAGAAGGAAATTCTGATGATAATCAAATAAGAAAATATGAAGTATAAATCATAATATAAAGATTACTTAAAAATATATTTAATTAATCTTTATATGATGGAAAAAGAAGACAAATATTGCTATTACTTTGAATTACATCACCTTAACATATTTTTGTATGTTTTATATTTTCATCTTTTTATGATGTATATTACACGTATTCGAACAAAATCTTATATGCCTTCTTTATTTTCTCGCTTATCTTACCTGTATAATGGTGTTAAGCTTTATTTATTTCCTATTGATGTTAATTTAAATGCACATGATTCGGTTTTATTGGTTATCGATATGGTGGAAGCTTATCGTCCATTATTCAGTAAATCTATGATTGATGAAATTAATAAAAATATAGATTTAGCAAAAGAGTATGATATCCCTATTGTTTATACAAGATGGGTAAGGGTGGCTGAAAGTGATGAAATGGTTTATGATGTGGTTGACAGCAAAAGATTTTGGAGTTTTTACATTCCTGAAAAAACCGATATTATAGATGAGATTAAGTGCAAAATGGAACAATATGATAATGTTATTAAAACAATATATCCAAATACATTCGCATGTGGAAATAGGTTGACAGATATTATTGGTGATAGAAAGAATCTGATAATTTGTGGAACATGGACAGAATCATGCATAAAACACACAGCCGATGCGGCGGTGGAAAAGAATATTAAGCCATTTATATTGAAATATGGTTGTAGCGGTCATTGGCCTTTTTCAAGTTGGTCGATGATAGTACAAGGAATGCTGCAAAGCGAGATAATTAAATCGGTAGAATATTTTTACTTAAATTAATATCTTCTTCTTCTGGTTTTTTTTGGTTTTTTTTTTATAGGCTTACCTTTTTTGTATTTTTTATTTTTTGTTTGTTTTTTATTTTTCTTATTTTTCTTATTTTTATCTTTGCTGAATTTACGAATTTTGATTTTTCTGTTTTTTCTTGTTTTCTTACCGCCTCCGAAGCCGATGATTGAGCCTGTTTGGGAGAAGACGTCGCTTTCTGAGCCTTTTTGGGAGAAGACGTCGCTTTCGAGGTGGCCATCTTTGAGCCAAGTGGAGATGGCTTGATGGGCGCCTCGAGCGTCCTCGAGGCCGACATCCATGCTGGCCGCTTCGGCTTCGCGCGCGGCCAGGGCGTCCGTGAGCCGCTTGCCGTCCACTTCGATCTGACAAAAATTATTTAACATTTTATCGAAATTAGTCTTATTATTAGGAAAATAATCATCCATATTATCTATTTCAATATGTCCTTGATATACACATGTGATGTACAAATAAGAAAAAACAGATTCAAAAAGTTCTTCGGGCACCTCATTTCTTTTACACCAATCCAACAGACCTTTTATAAGCCTATCTTCAAGATTATAAGTTATATAGTTCTGAAACCACCCCGTGTCGTCGTCATCGAGTGTGGTGTGCAGGAGCTCGGAGAGCAGCATCCGAACTGTGAGCGCGTTATCCACGATGTCGGGCGCGTCCGGCGGCAGCGCGACGCGGTCCACGAGCAGCGCCAGCGCCTCCTCGACGGCGAGCCTGACCGCTTCGGCTTCTTTGAGAAGTTCGGTGATACGGGGGGTGGCGGCGTGGTGGCGGGCGGCGCCCGCGGGCCCGA